GAAAGGTAATTACACTGGGTAATCATGAACACCGGATAGTCAGGGCGACTGAAGAGGACGCCAAGCTGGACGGAACGATTTCCCTGGATGATCTGCAATTATACAGATATGGCTGGGAGGTTGTCCCCTTCCTGGAGCTGATCGAGATAGATGGAATTCACTATTCCCACTATTTCGCCAACCCGATGACAGGAAAGCCCTACGGCGGCCTGATTAACACCAGGCTAAAAACAATCGGATTTAGTTTTACTCAGGGCCACGTACAAACCAAAGACACGGGCGAGATATACCGGGCAAACGGAGATGTTATCCGGGGTTGTGTTGCAGGTGCGTGCTACCTCCACGATGAAGACTATAAGGGGCCGCAAGGTAATAACCACTGGCGCGGCATTATCTACAAGCATGAAGTGAGCAACGGGAATTACGACCTGATGGAAGTGAGCCTGGACTTTCTCTGTCGGCGCTATGAGGGCGTTCCGTTAAGCGAGTATGAGCCAAGAATCATCGCTTGAGTTCGATTACGTCAATCGCTTTTACGTAGTACACGGGCGAGAGCCTAAATGGATACCCAGTATCACCTTACCCTCTGGTCGGCGGCTGTGGTATCGCAATCCCAATGTGGATTTCATCGAGCAGCCTGAGAACTTTTACGAACCACCAGAGGTAGATTTCGGTGAGTGAGGTGATTTGTTGGGCGCTCGGCACCGCGGTATTTCTCGCTTTCATGCTGGTGGCAATGGCAAAGGTAGCGGCAGATATAGGAAACGACGCCACTGGGGATGCTAGACCTCTAAGGCTGGAGGACTTCTCAAAGCCAGAGATGCGCCGCAGGTGGCCGCTGACATTCGTCAGGCTTAGGTTTGCGGATATCCCGGAAGATAGGTCGGCGCACGATGTGTTTGAGGAAATCCGAATTGGTCTAGAGCTGTTTCTTGGGAGACAGATACCGATCAATGAGAGTCCTTACATCGCGTTAGATGAGGCGGAGAAGGCTCTCCAGGACGAGATAGGGAGGCGGTATTGATCCCGAAGCGACTGAAGATTCTAGGCAAGACCTGGAAGGTTAAGACTGTAGCAAAGCGGATCAAGATCGAGGATACGGAAGCGCTCGGATCATCTGAGATCGAGCATTGCAAGATCCAGCTATCAACCCACATGGATGAACAGCAGCAGAAAGACACGCTGTTACACGAAGTAGTCCACGCAATAGACGATACGTTAGCCCTTGGTATGACAGAAGAGCAGGTTCTCGCATTAGGTGCTGGCCTGTATCAGGTATTGAGCGAGAACAAGAAATTAACGAGGTGGCTAGGTGAGTAAGCATATTTTTGCAATATGGCTGTTGTGCTGGTCTATCCCAGCAAGTGCCCTTAGCTTCATCTCTCTGGACTGTACGCAATACGGAAAGCCTGGCGCTCCTGTGTTGATCATGCTGGATGGCGATACAGGCACGGCAATGATCGGACCAGCAGAGAAGCTGCCAGAGACGCCAGAAGCTATCGAGTTCTTCACGAACATTCTTGAGAAAGAGCACGAGGACTGGATAGATCCAGCTTGCACAATATGAGCAACCCAATGAACAAGCCCCGCACTCCCCCGGCAGATGATAAATACAGGGACGGATGGGAGAGGGTGTACGGGAAGAAATGCAATGGCAAAGACAAGAGCGCAGCAGAATAGAGCAATCCGACAAGAGGCACTGAGGGAGCAATTAGCCAATCAGGGACATATTCAGCATGTCGTTGATTGCGCGGAAAAACTCGGAGAGCCAAAGATAGGGTCTAGTGAAGTAACCAGACTCAAGGCCAAAGCCGAGTTGCACTTAAAGCTGGTTGAGAAATATCTACCGTCTATCAAGGCCATAGAGCATACGGGCGAGGACGGTGGAGAGATCAATCAAAACCTGAAGATCATCTTTGTCGATACAGATAGCTAAGGCTTTCCAGCCTTTATTCAAACCAAAGCGATATAAGATTTTCTACGGTGGGCGCGGTGGCGCAAAGTCATGGGCGTTTGCTCAGGCGCTGTTAATACTTGGCGCACAGAAGAAACTAAGAATCCTCTGTACTCGTGAGTTTCAAGGCTCCATCAGAGAGTCGGTACATAAACTTCTCGCTGACACGGTAGATAGGCTGGGGCTTCCCAGCTTCTACGATGTGCAGCAGCAAACCATACGCGGCAAGAATGGTACTCAGTTCATCTTTGAAGGGCTGAAGAACAACGTCACTAAGATCAAGTCAATGGAAGGTGTGGATATTGTCTGGGCTGAAGAGGCCGAGGCGATTACAGAGCATTCCTGGGACATTCTGATCCCGACGATACGCGAGGCTGGTTCAGAGATCTGGGTGAGCTTTAACCCGGCCCAAGAGACTGACGCAACATACGAACGCTACGTAATGCCCTATCTCTCCGATATCGAGAGCAGCGGCTTCTATGAGGACGCGGACGTATATGCGGCCAAGGTTTCATGGCGAGATAACCCTTGGTTCCCTGATGAACTAAAGCGTGAAATGGAGATCCTCAAGGTCCGTGACCACAACAAGTATCTGCACGTATGGGAAGGCGAGTGCAAAACCGCCATTGAGGGTGCGATATACGGTGAGCAGCTCACGAAAGCCAAAGAAGATGGGCGTATTACTACAGTTCCCATCGAATCGAGTGTCCCGGTTAACACGTTCTGGGATCTCGGAAGAAACGACACAACCGCAATATGGTTCCACCAGAGAGTCGGGCTGGAGAACAGGCTCATCGACTTCTACGAATCCCGTTTGGTTGGATTGGACCATTACGTAAAAGTCCTGAAAGAAAAGGGCTATCTCTACGGCGAACACTATTTGCCGCATGACGTAGACGTTAGAGAGCTATCCACGAATAAGAGTAGGCGAGAGACCTTAGAAGGCTTAGGGATTAAGCCAATCATCGTTGTGCCTCGCGTTGCTTCAGTGAATGAAGGCATTGAGCAGACCAGGCAGGCATTCGCTTCCTGCTGGTTTGATAAAGATCGCTGCGATGACGGACTTAAGGCGCTGGCGAACTACCAATACCAATACGACGAGAAATACCAGGTATTCCGACAGGCTCCCTTGCATAACTGGGCCAGTAATGGCGCGGATGCGTTCAGGCAGTTTGGGCAGGGGTACTCAAGCGAGCAAGACGACTGGGGCGAACTCAATTACCCGAGGCTAGGCACGATATAAATGCTGACAGACGATCAACTAAAAAAGATCCTAGATAACGAGATAGAAAGTGCTGTCGGCTATATCGGCGGCGAACTCCAGGAAGAGCGTGAAGCTGCTAAGGAGTTCTATCGAGGTGAGGCTGTCGGTGAGCTTGCTGCCCCTGAGACAGAAGGGCGCTCTAGTGTTGTCTCTACGGATGTGGCGGACGTTATCGAGTGGATCAAGCCTGCTGTCCTGAAGACATTTGTCTCTACGGATGAGGCTGTACGCTTCGATCCTACATCTGCTGATGACGAAGAACAGGCGGAGCAAGAGTCCGATTACGTCAATTACGTGTTCTACAAGGAGAACCGTGGCTTTCTGGTTCTCTATTCCTGGATTCACGACGCGCTTCTAGAGAAGGTTGGGACTGTCAAAGTCTACTGGGATGAAGAGAAGAAGGTAACGACAGAGGAGTATTCCAGGCTTAACGACCATGAGCTTGCGATTCTCCTGGATGACGATGAGGTTGAGCCGATAGAACACACGGCATCACCTGAGATCGTTTCGGATGAAATGGGTGGCGCTGTAGAGGTTGTCTATCACGATATCAAGGTCAAGCGGACCTGTGTTTATGGCAAGGCTGCTGTTGACCCCGTACCCCCTGAAGAAGTGCTTGTTAACGCAGACCATCGCTCTATCTTCCTGGATGAGGCTCGATTTGCTGCGCATGAGTGCATCAAGACGGTTTCAGAGCTTGTGCAGATGGGCTTCAAGTTCGATGAGGTCAAAGACCTACCGGCTTACGACGTTGACCCGGAAGACGACGACAGAAACACCGTTACCGACGAAGACGACGCAGACAAGTCCTCAGACCCCGCACTTAAGAAGATTCGGCTGTATGAGTGTTACCCGCTCATTGACTACGACGAAGACGGAGTAGCGGAAAGGCGGCGCATTCTCTACGTCAAAGGCTCGAAGATCCTGGAGAATGAAGAGGCTGATAATGTACCTCTTATCTCCATGACGCCGATCATCATGCCTCATCGTTATGTCGGCATGTCGATCTACGACAGGATTAGGGAGATATCCAAGCAGAAGACCGCTATTTGGCGCAACCTTCTGGATAACATGTATCTCCAGAACAACCAACGCACCTACGTTAATACGGCCAACAAGGTAAACCTTGACGACCTGCTGACTAACAGGCCTGGCGGTATCGTTCGAGGCAAGGGCCTGCCAGGAGAGACCATTTTCCCGCTGACTACAGCTCCTACGGGTGCGGCTGGTTACCAGATGCTTGAGTATCTCGACAAGGTACGCGAAGAGCGCGGTGGTGTTGGTCCTGATTCTATGGGAATGAATCAGCAGCTATCCAATGACACGGCTCACGGGCTTGAACGGCTCATGTCGGCCAAGGAAGAGCTTGTTGGTTTAATTACTAGGGTATTTGGCGAGACTGGAATTAAGGAAATGTTTCTCCAGCTTCGCGCTCTCCTGGCTAAACATCAGGACAAAGAGAAGGTCGTTAACCTGCGTGGTAAATGGGTGCCTGTGAACCCATCAGAGTGGCGTGAGCGCACTTCCTCCACCATCAAGGTAGGGATGGGCACGGGTGACCGGATGAAGCAGCAGACGGCCTTACAGCAGATCCTTGGTTATCAGGAAAAGCTGATCATGGCTGGATCTGGCATGGCTTCACAGAAGAACATATTCAACGCGCTACAGGATCTTGCTAAGGCGTCGGGTATTGATGCTGATCAGTATTTCACCGACCCGGAGACATTGCCTCAGCCGCAGCCTAAGAGCGACCCAACGGCACAGATTGCGCAAATGCAGTTTGCTCTCCAGCAGAGGGATCAGGAGTTGCAGAAGCTTAAAATTGAGTCGGACAACGCAAACAAGGCCGCTGACCGTGCTCAGAAGGCAGAGGAGGCCGTGAGAGAGCTTGCGGCGAAACTTACAGACCTTGAGCTTAAGTACGGCCAGAACGTACCTGGAGCGATGGTATGAGTTTGAGTGATGAGGTCCAGCGCGGCCAGTGGGCGGCCCAGATCCTTGAGAATTCTCTCTGGCAGGAAGCGATAGCGCATATCGACGCCTCACTCCTGGAAAAGATGAGAGAGCATCACTCCGATCCGAGGGCTTGTCAGGAGATCGCATTAACCAAGAAGGTAGCGGACCTGATCTTCGCTTTTTTTGAGGATGTGAGGGACACCGGCAAGCTTGCGCAGATTCAGTTGAACACTGAGCGAGAAGCAGAAGAGCGCAAGACCCGCCTGAGATCGATACCTGGCGCATAAAGGTTTCGCCCCGTCGTGAGACGCGGCACCCCTCCTATAGCAAAGCGTAGGAGGTTCCTAGCCCTCGTAAGGGGGCGATTTAACCGGAGTTATAACCATGTCAGAAGCTACCCATGAAATGGGCGCTCAAGACCCTGTAGATATTATCGAGGGTATCCTGAGTGCAAGCGAGGAAACCCCCGAAGAAGTTACCGAAGAGGTAACAGAAGAATCCGTAGAAACGGAAACCGAAGAGGAGGTTGTAGAGACCGAATCGGAGGAAGAAGAGACTGAGGTTGAACCGGAAGGCGATACTGAAGAAGAGATTACGCTAGAAGCCTCTCAGCTCGCCGAATATCTTGGCGTGGACGCAGATGCCGTTGATGTTACAGAAGACGGCGAACTGGTTCTCAAAACCAAGATAGACGGCAAAGAAGGGAGGGCTACCCTGGCAGAACTCCTCAAAAGTTACCAACTTGAAGGACACGTTAACCAGAAGTCTATGCAGCTTTCTGAAGATCGCAAAGCGTTTGATGCAGAGCGTGAAACACAGAAGGCGCAGATAGCCCAAGAGCTACAGCAGGCAAAACAACTGTTGGAGTTCGCCCAGAACCAAACCCTTGCGGAATACCAGAACATCGACTGGCAATCTCTGAGAGAGCAGAACCCTGCCGAATATGCAGCAATGCAGCAGGACTACAACGCACGAATCCAGCAGATTGGTCAAGCGATGAATGGCGTCGGCCAGCAGTCCCAGCAAGTGCAGCAGCAAGCCTTTGTGCAGCGTAGGCAGAAGGAAGCTCAGATGCTTTTAGACAAGCTACCTGAGTGGTCCGACGAGAACGTAGCGCAGAAGGAGACCGCTGATGTTGCGAAATACCTTATTGGTAGCGGCTTTTCACAACAGGAGGTTTCAACTGTTGTGGATCATCGAGCGGTCATCATGGCGCGTAAGGCAATGCTTTACGACAAGATGACGGCAGAGGGTGAGGTCAAGAAAGAAGTCGCCAAGAAGAAGGTTAAAAAGCTTCCGAGGGTGGCGAAACCTGGGGCGAGCAAAGACAAAGCACAGGCCAAGGCAGAAGCAGATAAGGCTATCAGGCAGAAAGTGAAACGTAGCGGCGGTCATGTTGATGACGTAGCAGCCGCAATCTTTGAAAGAATGTAACTAACGTCGTGAGACGTGAGGAGTTAAACAATGGCACAGGCCACTGGTACTTTTTCCAGCTATGACGCTGTAGGCAACCGAGAAGATCTCTCTGATCTTATTTTTGACGTGTCTCCTACCGAGACCCCTTTTCTCTCCGCCATCAAGAAAACCAAGGCGAAGAATACCAACCATGAGTGGCAGACCGATAGCCTGACCGCCGCAAGTGGCACTAACGCGCACATTGAAGGCGATGATGCTAACCCGTCTGCACCTTCTGCTACTACCCGCCTGGGCAACTATACCCAGATCCTCAAGAAGCACGCCGTTGTTTCTGGTACTCAGGAAGACGGGATGAATCCGGCTGGTCGTAAGCGCGAGATGGCTTACCAGATCGCCCGTCGCATGAAGGAGATCAAGCGCGACCTTGAAGCCTCCATGATTGGCGGTGCGGCCGTTGGTAATGCCAAGGTTGCCGGTAACGACTCTACCGCCCGTGAAATGGGTTCCATTTACACCTACCTGACATCTAACGTGGCGGTGGGTGCAACAGGTGCTGTTGCAACTGGTGACGGCACAGACACCATGACCGGCGGCACGGATGCAGACCTGACCGAAGCAATGCTGACCACCGTGCTTTCCTCTTGCTACACCAACGGCGGCAATCCAAACATGCTTTTGGTATCAGCAACAAACAAGGGCGTTGTGTCTGGTTTCGGCGGCCCCACTGCCGCGACTCGCTACGTAACCACTGACGACAAGAAGCTAACCGCTTCTGTTGATGTGTATGTGGGCGACTTTCACACCCTGAAGGTTGTCCCAGCTCGTCAGCTTGTTGGTGACAACGTGCTTGCTATCGACCCGGAGTACCTGGCTTACGCAGAGCTTCGCCCCCTGCGCAGCTATGACCTTTCCAAAACTGGCGACTCTTATCGCAAGGAGATGGTCTGGGAAGGCACTCTGGAAGTATGCAACGAGGCCGCTCACGGCTTGATTGCAGACACCAACGGCTAATTCATAGCCACAACCTGATAGCCCTTCCTCTCTTCGGAGAGGCGGGGCTTTTTTATGGGTGAAACATGACTGAAGAAGCAAAGAAACCAGGAAGGCCCGGAAAAGTGAAGTGCATTGTGTTGCGCAAGAT